GAAGTATCGCCTGCTGGATAACAAGACAGGCGAAACCGCCGAATGGGACTTCGACATTCTCAACACGGAACTTGAAGGAATGGACTTTGAAGGGTTTGACTTTGGGTTTGAAATCCCAGGGGCAGACCCGGGAGAGGTTATCGAGGACGAGTTTGACGAAACGCTACCCGAAGAGCCTGTCACAAAACTGGGCGATATATGGACGCTTGGCAGACATCGGCTGATGTGCGGGGATAGCACCGACAGGGCAACCGTGGACAGGCTGATGGATGGGGCGAAGGCAGACATGGTGTTCACAGACCCGCCGTATGGGATGAACCTTGATGCAGATTTCTCAAAGATGAGCGGGAACGGCAGAAAAGGCAAAACATACGATAACGTTTTAGGGGACAATGAGGACTTCAAAGACACGCTGATAACGTCAATATTTGACAACTTCGACTGTGATGAAGTGTTCTTGTGGGGGGTGGATTATTATTTCGACCTGATACCAAAATTCAAAGAGGGCAGTTTGATTGTTTGGGACAAAACGCTTCAAACAAACGGGGACGCGGGCTACAACAGCGAGTTTGAATTATTGTGGAGCAAAACACCTCACAAAAAAGAAATAATCCATTTCAACTGGTTCAGATATTTTGGATTATCGAGCCAAGATATAAAGACAAGAGAACACCCAACACAAAAGCCTTTGCAAGTAATAACGCCATTTATCGAGAAGCACTGCAAAGAGAACGGCGCTGTTGCGGATGTTTACGGCGGCTCAGGTTCCACCCTCATCGCTTGCGAGCAACTCAACCGCACCTGCTACATGCTGGAACTAGACCCGAAGTATTGTGACGTTATCGTTCGTCGCTGGGAAACGCTGACGGGGCAAACGGCGGTGAAAGCATGACGCCGGACAAGATGGACGCGAAAGCGAAAGACCTGCGTGACAGGATAAAAGCAATCGAGGCCGAACGCGATGCCGCAACGGGATATAGGCGATCCGACCTATCAAGGTGCATTAAGGCACTACAAAAAGACCTGCGAACGTACCGATATTACAGGGGGCGATAACCATTGCTAAGGGAAAATACCATGAGTGGTTAGAGCAAGATAAGCTCATACTATTGCAAGGTTGGGCGCAGGATGGATTGACGGACGAGCAGATCGCCCACAACATCGGGATAAATACGGCCACGCTTTACGATTGGAAAAAAGACAATCGGCCTATATTTATAACGAAGGATAAGCATGGAAAGCCTGTCAACAAGATTGACGAGGCCTTAAAAAAAGGCAAAGACGTTGTCGATTATGCTGTTCAGGGCGCACTGCTCAAAAAAGCATTAAGTGGCGATACTATGGCAATCATGTACTGGCTAAACAATCGGCAGCCCGACAAATGGCGCAGGCGTACCGATGTGAATATGAACATCAGCAAAACACCGGAGGAAGCAGAAGAAGAAATAAAGGCGGCATTTGAAGATGCGCAAGCAAATAGTACAGTCGATAACGAATAACCCGCTTGCTTTGGCGCACGCCGTTGGGTTTACGAAGCTTGGAAGCATACACAATCGCTGGATGCAAAGCATGATCCTTTCAAAAAGTGATCATACGATTTTGGGGCATCGTAACAGTTATAAAACAACATGTCTTTCTATGGCGATTGCGTATCTTATTATTTTGTCGCCAGAAAAAAATATTATATTCTTGCGAAAAACGGATGATGACGTAAAAGAAATCATCGAGCAGGTGCGAAAGATACTAGGCAAGGGAATAATGCAGAGCCTAGTAGTATCTTTGTACGGGTCGTGTTTGCAACTGCGTAAATCTAACGCATCAGAAATAGATACAAATTTGAATAGGAATACGCGCGGAGCAGTACAGCTTTTAGGCATGGGAACTGCCGGGAGCATAACAGGCAAACATGCAGACATTATTATAACAGACGATATTGTCAATTTACGAGATCGCGTCAGCCCAGCTGAAAGAGAACGCATAAAAGGAGTGTATCGAGAGCTTCAAAACATCAAAAACATTGGAGGGCGCATTTTCAACACTGGCACGCCTTGGCACAAAGAGGACGCTATCAGCATCATGCCGAACGTCAAGCGGTATCCGTACAGCGAAACGGGGATACTTACTCCGGGGAAGATTGCAGAGCTACGCGCAAGCATGACACCGTCGCTGTTTGCAGCTAACTACGAGCTTCAACACATCGCGGCCGAAAACGCTTTGTTTTCTGTTTCGCCAAAGTTTGACAGTACGGAAGAAAAGTTGTATAATGGCATCGCCCATATAGATGCAGCATACGGCGGGGAAGATGGAACCGCGCTAACACTCGGTCGCGTCGAAGGTGACACGCTGTACATGTACGGAAAGCTGTGGCAAGGGCACGTTAAGAACATTTTGCCGCAAGTAGAACAGATTTGCAAGCGGTTCCGATGTGCGCCAATCCACTGCGAGATTAATGCCGACAAGGGATACCTTGCAAGCGACATGCAGCGGATGGGCATGGTTGCAAAGATGTACTCCGAGAACATGAACAAGTACCTGAAAATAAGCACGTACCTGTTCAAGTGGTGGCCTAACATCGTGTGGATTGAAGGCACTGACCCGGAATACCTGAATCAGATCATGGATTATACTGAAGATGCAGCTCATGACGATGCGCCGGACAGTGCAAGCTGCATAGCGCGGTTGCTGGATAAGCCAAGGCGTAAGAGCCTGATATAAACGGCGAGAGCGAAGAACTGTTCTCCACAAAAGGAGTGACAGCCTTGTACACAAAGTACACGTTTCAGGACTGGCAACAGGCGAGCAATAAACCCGAAATGGTTGTGATAATCGTTTCGGATTATAAAGCATCGCCTGATTTTCAGTATGCGGTTACGGCGAGCGCATACTTTGCCGGTGACAACGTGGAAGTCATGCGCAAGGTTATGCTCAAGCTGGAATCGGTAAAATCATCGACAGGCGAAAGCAAGGCAATCAACAAAGAAGTGATCGGGAACCGTGTGGCGAGCAACTTCTTTTACCGTTTCGCAACGCAACAAAACCAGTTTTTGCTTGGTAACGGTGTTCAACTGAAAGACAAAACTCAAAAAGACAAGCTCGGAAAAGCTTTCGACACATCATTGCAGCAGATAGGCGAAAACGCCATCGTGCAGGGTGTGTGTTTTGGGTTTTGGAACCTTGACCACATGGAAGTAATCAAGGCGGCAGCAGACGCAAGAAGCGGATTCGCCCCGCTGTACGACGAAGAAACGGGAGCATTAAAAGCCGGCATTCAGTTTTGGCAGATCGACGAACAAAAGCCGATGTATTATCGGCTGTTTGAGGTTGACGGAATCACCGAGTATAAGCGCGTTGACCAAAAGATCGCGGAAACGGTCAAAAAACGCGGGTATGTCACCAAACTACGCAAAGACGCTGTGAGCACAGAGGCCATCGGCGAGCGCAATTATTCCGCGTTACCTGTGGTTCCGTTCTACGCAAACAGCCTGTGCCGAAGCGAGCTTACCAACAACATCAAGTCTAAGATTGACCTGTATGACAACATCATGTCAGACTTTGGCGACAACCTCGACCGAACGAATGATATCTACTGGGTTATAAACAACTTCGGCGGGACAGGCGACCAGATCATTGACATGCTGGCCGAGATCAACCGAATCAAGGCGACATACACCGAAGCGGGCGCGTCAGGGCAAAGCACCGCCGAACCGCACACCATTGAGGTTCCTTACCAAGCAAGACAGACAGCGCTTGACCTGCTACGCAAGGCGTTGTATCAGGACTACATGGCGCTTGACATGGACGAAATCAAGGGAGGCAGCCTGACCAATGTTGCGATCAAGGTTGCAACGACTAACCTTAACCTGAAAGCCGACCGTTACGAATGGCAGGCGTTCATGTTTGTTCAGCAGGTGCTTGCTCTGCTCAACATCGAAACAGAGGATATTAAGTTCAAGCGTCGAACTATTACCAATGATAGCGAAGTTGTGCAGGATATTATGCTAATGCGCTCCGACATCACGCGCAAGAAAGCGTTGGAGCTTAACCCTTACATTCAAGCGGATGAGATCGACGCGATCCTGACCGACATGGACGCAGAGGACGCGACCGGGCTACCGAGCGCGGATGAACTGCAAGCTCAAATCGACGAAATGAAGTCAACCGACGAAGGAGTGAACAACTGATGCGCATACATGTTGTGCTCAACGCTGACAAGTGGATTGTGTCGGCGAGCGACAGCCGGTTGATTGCCGAATGCGACACAAAAGCTGTGGCGGTCAGGAAAGCAATAGCGGTTGCCAAGGAAGAAAAAGCAAGGCTGTATGTGCATTGCGCGGATGGGACAGTTGAGAAGGTAACGGACTATAAGGAGTAAGCATGGACGCAGCGGAAAGAGCGGGAAACGCAATCGAACGCAGGGTTATGCGCGATATCAACGCCATTTATACCCGTGCGCTGAAAGACGCTCTTGCTGACCAAAAATCTTTCCTTGCCAAAATTGCCGATATTGACGCAGGAAGGATTAAGCCGCCAGCGTTTTACGACACTCCCGAAAAGGTGCTAAAATGGCGGCAGGGGTTCACCCGCGAACTGATCCGCAAACAGCGCGTTGTAGAGGGCATACAGGCGCGTTTGAAGGAAGCCGGTAAAGAAGCCGCACCTGTCATTCAAAACGCCATGACGGAGGTTTACGGGGCAAACAGGGCATACACAGCGGATGTCATCGCAAAAAAGACCAACGTCAGTTTTGCACAGTACGACAAGCGACAAATTGACATTTTACTGCAAGACAACATGCCACCGTTTTCAAAGATCGCATACAAAGGGATGGGCGCTAACCATGAAATTGTGCGAAAGCTTTCGCGGGAAATGGCACAGGCAACGATCAACGGAGAAAGCCAGCGCGATATTGTGAAGCGCATACGCGAGGTAACAGGCCAAAGCAAGTACCAAGCGCAGCGCGTTGCACAGACAGAGCGTACACGCGTTCAAAGCCAAGCGAGGGCACAAGCGATGGACGAAGCTGCCGCGATGGGCGTGAAGGTCACAAAGACGTGGAGCGCAAGGATGGTAAATACCCGCGATACGCACGGAAGCCCGCCTCTTGGCGTAGATGGAGAGACGGTGCCGAATGACCAGCCGTTTTCAAACGGGCTGATGTACCCAGGCGATCCGATTGGTGACGCTTTTGAGGTCATAAATTGCCATTGCGTGCTTATACCGGGGGTGGCTTGATGGGTACGCAGATCAAATTTACGGACAATAGCGACAAAGTCAAGGCCATGATGGAAGGGAACAAGAAAGCCGCATTGGCGGCGATGGGGATTACGGCGGTTGGGCTGATTATAAAGCAGATGCAGTCAGGATACCAAGACCCGCACCCCACGCGCGATTCTCAAGGCCGACTTACAGGCGGTACGCATACCGACATTCGATTTACGGGCGATCTTATGCGCGATGTGAACGCGGAGGTCGAAAACAGCGGGGCTGATACTGTGGACGTAGGAAATTCCCTTGGTTATGCGTTGTTTGTTCACGAAGGTACAAGCAAACTAAAAGGACGACAGTACATTAAGGACGCGATTACGAACGGCACAAACCAACTGAAACAGGTTGCGGAGAACGAACTAAAGAAAGGGTTCTAATATGCAAAACCAAGTTGTTATTGACGGGAACACAAGCGACGGATATCATACGTTCAACGAACTATACCATCACCGCGCTGTCCTGTTTTCTGTGATCGTATCAAATTATCCCGCTTGGTGTTGGAAATCAAAACAGCATCACGACGGTACGATGTACGATGGCATGTTTATTGTCGGCATTGACACTCCGGATGGACAGGCATCATATCACTACGACATTGACCCTTACTGGTCAATGTTCGGCTGCAAAGAACTAGAGAATGCGCCAGTTTGGGATGGACATACCCCAGAGCAGGCAATCGAGCGCATTGGAAATATGGCATTCCGGCATAACGCCGTTTGCAAATAACAATCGTGCGGGAAGAACCCCGCCCAAAGAAAAGGAGATTGTAACATGTTACAACGTAAAGCATTAAGCGCGATGGGGATTGAGCCTGAAAAGATTGACCAAATCATTGAGATGCACGCTGAAACGGTCAATGGGCTGAAAGACGAAATCGCCAAGTACAAGGCAGACGCGGAAAGTCTGCAAACCGTCACGAAAGAACGTGACGAGTGGAAAAAGAAACATGATGACGTTCTCGCCAAGCAGCCGGACGCGGCCAAGGTACAGGCCGAATACGAAGCTTACAAGAAGGACGTTGAAACCAAAGCCTCCAACGCCAAGAAAAGCGAAGCGCTTTGGGAGAAGCTACTCGCGGAGGGCGCGAACCCTGACGCGAAGGAACTTCTGTTGCACAGCGCAAACTTTGAAGCCGTTACGCTCAACGAAAAGGGCGAAGCAGACGTATCCAAAGCCGTTGACCCGATCAAAACTACCTACGCTAAGTATTTCGGCGTTGTGGCTGAAGCAGGCGCTCCGAAGAAAACGCCGCTTGTTGGCGCTCCGGCTCCCGAGCGCGACAAAATGACCGACGAAGAATGGTTTGCCGCAAAGCAAGCGGCAAAAGCAAAATAACCCGATTACGAAAGGATGAATTATTATGGCAGTAGCCACCAACACCCTTATCTCCATTACCGAGTTTTCCCGGCGCGTGCTTGACCGGCTGATCGAGAACCTCGTTTTCCCGAACTTGATCTACAAGGACTTCTCGCAGGACTTCGTCGAGGACAAAGGCGCGTCCATTCAGGTCAAGAAACCTGTGATCCTGACGGCCTCCGAGTTTGTGCAGGGAACCGGCGTTGTTGCGCAGAACACCGAGCAGGAAAGCGTTACCGTAACGCTTGACCACCTTGCCGATGTGACCGTGGAATACACCGCCTTGCAGCGCGCTTGCCTTGTGAGCGAAGCCACACTGAACAGCTTCATCGAATCTGCCGCCATCGCGCTGGCGCAGAAGATCAACTCTGATGGCCTGCTGCTTTACAAGGACATCCCGTATTACAGCGGTTCGGCAGGCTCCACGCCTGACGGGCTGGATGACTTCGCCAACGCCGCCCTTGTGCTGGACAACCACAACGTGCCGCAAGGGATGCGTAAGGGCCTGTGGAACCCCGCCGCTTACGCGAAGTTCCGCGTGCTTGACGCTATCGTGGGTGCGGACAAGTCCGGCTCCACCGACGCGCTGCGCATGGGTGAGATTGGCAACATTTCCGGCATCAGCAACTTCATGAGTCAGTCCGTCAAAACGCACACGACCGTTGGCGCAGGCACGACCATCGCCATTGATTACGTTGCTGGCTATTCCGCTGGCGCGACCGCGCTGCACATCGACGGTCTGTCTGCTGGGTTTGCTGTGGGCGACGTGTTCACGCTTGGGAGCAAGCCTTACACCGTCGTTACCGCTGGCACGTTGGCGACCGCCGATCAGGATATCACGATCTACCCTGCGCTGGTCGCTGATGCTGCTGACGGCGATGTGCTGACCCCGATTGCGTCCCACGTGTCGAACCTCGTGTTCCACGAAAACGCGTTTGCGTTCGTCACCCGTCCGCTGGTGCTGCCCGCAGACAAAGAGGCCTATGTCACCAGCTTCAACGGCGTTTCCATGCGTGTTGTGCGCGGCTATGACATGACGTTCAAGAAGGACGTTATTTCCATCGATTGCCTGTACGGCTACAAGACCATGTATCCTGAAATGGCTGTGCGTGCGCTGGGTTGATGAATGATTGGGGGTGGATAGCATGTTGATCGAAATGATGCGCGAGTGCAAAAACTTCTTTGAGCTTCGGAACGATGGGTTTTACCAGGACTACAAAACGCGCCCTGTATATCCCGTGACCGAGTTTGAGGATGATTACACCATCGCGTCCGGCGTGCTGTCCACCCTTGACACGACCATCAAAACAGGGCAGTACATCGCCATCTATGGGAGCACACTCAATGACGGAATCTGGAAGGTAGGCGCAGGTGGTGCAGGTACAATAACAAGCGACATTGCTGGCGTTACCGCGCAGAACGAAACCTTTCACGCGACTATTTACCCGCTGAAAGTGCCTGCCGACTTCGTAATGCTTGCCACAGAGATCACCGCATGGCGTACGAAAGCGGTTGAAGCGTCTCCGTATGTGTCGGAAAGCTTTGGAAAGTATTCGTATACCAAGGCACAACGGCAAGGCGGCGGAAACGTCACATGGCAAGCGCAATTCGCCGACCGACTTACTCCGTACAAGCGGATGTTTAAGGGGTTGCCGCTATGAGCTTGACGGACTTCATGGAATCGTTCAAGTATCAAACGCTAACGCAGACGGATTCTCCTTTGGGCGGGAAGATTGATACATGGACAGACGGCGCAACCTTCCTCGCGGCGATAACGCTTGACGTGAGCATGGAAATGCGGATAGCGTACCAGAACGGCCTAAAGAAGCAGTACACGCTTGCGTTGCCTGACGGCGTGACGCTAACGCAAGACATGCGCGTGAAGCAGGTATCGACCGGGCTTGTATACCGCGTAACGTCGAAGTCTGCTGACGATCACACGCCCGCGATTGCTGGAATCCAATTCAGCCAGGTTACAGCGGAGGTGATCGAATGACCGGGTTGCACGCAGCCTTGCAAGCTTTTTGGGGCGGGTTCACCTATGGGACGGCCATCAAAGCGTATGAGCAGGGCAATGTGCCCAGCGCCGCGACGTACCCTTACATTACCTATGAGGCCGTGGATGGCGCAATGCTTGGGGCTGGATTCTTGACCGCGTTTGTGTGGGTGCAAAAAACAAGCGGGACGGATGCACAAGCGGTGCGCGCCGCTATCCTTGACCTGATTGCTGCTGCTATTCCTGACGAAGGTATCACCCTGACGCTCGCTAACGGTCACGGTTCAATCGCCCTGTATCGCAATGACGTGGGCTTTATGAGCTACTACGATGACCCCACCGACGCGAGTGTGCTGGGCGGACGAATCAGCCTAGAGGCTCACTACTACACAACATAAGGA